TTTTTTTCTTTTTCTTTTGTGCTGCTCTTGAATTATTGTACACTTTGTCTTCCTTCTTAGATGTGATATAGAGTTCGTATATTTCTCTACCAATATCTTGATAAGTAGGGTCCAATTCACCTGTAAGTGGGTCTTTAGTTCTAGTTCTTCCACTATTAGAATGCATTAATGCTTTAGATAATTTATCAAGTTTATGTTTAAGATTTTCATCAACAATTCTTACGCTTACATTTGCAACTTGATCTGCCATTACTTGAAAATCGTCTTTACATGCTAATACTTCTTGCAGTAAAGTTTGCAATTCTGATTCTGTAACGCCTTCAATTTGTTCCCCTCCAAGTGGAATATTATTGATTCCATTTGCAGGATTTGATGCTAATGCCGGTCCTTCAGAATTGTTTGGTTCCATTTTTATCTTAAGTCTAAATCAATATTGTTGTAAATGTCAGAAACAGTTTGCGCTCTATTTTTAGATTTTTCTATCATTTGATCTTGAAAATTCTTTTGTATGGAGAGTCTTTCATTTCTAACACGGTCTTGGTTAGCAATACGCATACTTTCTCTTTGGTCTAAACTTTCAGGATCAATCATTCCAAATGTTGAGTTGAATTCATTATCTGATGAAGTTCTCAAAATAGAATGAGCTCTGGAATTAACAACATTTGCTTTCTTGATTTTGTTAATGTTTTTCTCTTCCCAAGATTGATGCCTAGATGCTTTAGCTTCTCTCAATCTTTGTTGTTCTACAACTGCTTGTTCAGTTGTTGATTCTTGGGAATTCAAAAATTCTTTTGAAATTGAAATCATATCAGGATTGAAAATATTAGAAGATCCTCTGAGCATACAATCCATATATTCTTCAGATGAATATGCCTTCAAACCACTTGTTGTAGTTCTTGCACTTTCACCGTCATCATAAAAAGAACCTGATCTCTTGATAGCAGAAAAATCTTGTGCTAAAAGTCTATCTTCTACAGTTTCTTGTCTTAAGTCATTGTAAAGAGATGGGCCGGAAATTTTTTCCCATGATTTGCTGAAAGAATTAGCTTCTTTAGTAAATCCTATGTTTTGCTTAGAAATTTTCATTCTATTTTCAGCAGAATTCATTCTCAATTCAGCATATGGGTCTTCTTCAACTTCAACTTGAGCACCAACAAATTTTTTCTCTAAAAAACTTGGTATATTTTCAATTTCTGATACTTTTTTAAATCTACTCATTTTTTCATCCTTAATTTATTCAAGAATGTCCCAAGGCCTAAACCTTGGGACTTTTCTTCTTGAGGAATTAATTTTTCTTGTCGTATTTCTTGGTAAATAAGGCGTCGATCCAATCTTGGTCGCCATAGCCTAAATCATTTTTCCAATAATCAATGAGTCTTGAATAATCAGCATCAGAAAGTGTTGCTGTCTTAATCATTGATGACGCTGCAGCAATTTTAGTACTGTGATCGAGCTTTGATGCTAAAACACTTCTGATTTCTGCTGTATTGTCAACCTTTTTAGTAGCAACTTCGCCAATTCTTGCTTGGATATACTCAACTGGGAAACCCTCTGCAAGAGCCTTTTGTGCAAAAGCTGTTTTCATAGCAGGAGTCATTCCAGAATTTTGAGTCTTTCTAGATGCAGTCTTAACTGGTTGTGGTTGAACTGATTGCTCTTCAACACTTTGAACAAGTGCTTCTCTGTAAGCTCTTCTTTGTGCTAATCTAACAGACTTTTCTTTTTCAGAAGCAATTCTTGTTTCAATTTGTGAAGCAAGTCTGATTCTTCTGTCGTGTCTAGCAGCAAGAATAGCACTCTTTAAGTGCTCGTCACCAGCAGCTTCTGCAGCTTCAACTGCTTCTGCGGAAAGTTGGGAAGGATGATTGAAGACATATGCTTTCTTAACTTTCTCATCTTTCTTAGGACCTTTTCTCTTCATCGGGCCCTTTGCATGATCTTCGTGATCTTCTTCTTCTTCGTCTTCGTGATCTTCATCTTCGTGATCTTCAGACTTGTTTTTCTTGCCTTTCTTGTTCTCTTCAAGCCACTTAGCTAAGCCAGGATTAAGGCCTTTCTTAGCCATTTTGGTTGAATTGTGATACATAGATTCATCTTCCATATCTTCAGACATAGATTCATCTTCCATATCTTCATTTGCGTAAGAAGAACCAGCTTCTTGTAACATATCAACCTTTTCTTTGCCAATAGAGTCTAAGAGTGCTTTAAGACCTTTATCTTTGTCTTCCTCACCATTTTCAGCAGCTGCTAATCTTTGGTTAAAGTTATCCCAGTCAATTCCTTGAAAAACAAGGTCAGAATCAAGAGGGTCTTCTTGATATCTGTTTGGGAAAATTCTATCTGCCATAATTTTGTTTTCTCCTCAAGAAAAAATACATTAAAAAAACTTCTTAAATTTAAAGGGTAATTCCTTTAATGCATCTATTTATTTTCTTTATCTAAAATCAGTTTGTTGCCCTTCATTATAAGCTTATCGCCTATTTTTATACCCAATTTGTCAAAAGTTCCCTTATTTGCTTCTACAACAAAAATAATCTTTGAACTTTCAGGATAAACAGATTTAGGATCATCTGCTTCCATATCTTTAATGTCTCGAATTCTGTACTTATCATCTAAAAAAGCTAATGATAATGGAAAACTAACATTTTTATTCCAAAAAGAGTAACAGTCAGGATAATCAAACTTGAAAACGACAACTTCGAAGTTTCCTAAAGGCTCCGCAAACATTAGGCCTTTTGTTCGTAATTTGTCATTATTTGCTAAAAATCTAATTTCAAATTCATCACGGAATTTGTCTTTAGTGAGTCAAGAACCAACTTTCTTAAATTTATTAGCAGAAGCCTTTACACTTCTTGCAGCTTCTAAATCAAATCTATCTTTAGTTCTTTGTTTTCTAAACTCATTGACATTTTCTGTTGAGAGAAAATGATCTCTAAGAGCTAATTTTGCTCTATCTGTCAGTTCTACAGATCTGCCATAGCCTGTTATTAATCCAGCTGTTTTCAATGCAAGCAAATCATTATCAGAAATATTGTTTGGAACACTGCAGACTTTTCCATCTTTGTTTAAGGCCAATTGAGACGCTGCAGTAACAAGTTCGTCAGTAGAAGCATCTATAGTCCTAAGCATATCAATATATCTAGTGCTCAATTTAGCTGCTTCTGCCTTTTTAGGTTGTTGGGAAACTCCTAATAGTTGAATTTGGATGTCTGATAATCCAAGTCCTTCCATTGATGGGCCGTCAAATAATTCTGCGTGTAAATCTAAACTATGTACTGGTTTAATTGGTAATGGCATAATAATCTCCTTATCTGTTTGGTAATCTATTTTTCCAAGCATTGCCTTCGTCTACATTTTTCTGATATGTTTCTTCCCAAGTAAAAGATAAAGTATCTCCCGCCATAGATGGGCTTGATGCTAAATTTCCTGGATCGATATATGCTGGGCCTGGAACACTATCTGGGCCGTGCAATAAGCCTTCAATGTTTGGACCATCTTGTTCTCCACCCAAATCAAAATAATCTCTAACAAATCTATTGGGTTTTATCTTTTGTCTAAAGTAGTCATTTTCTTTATATTCATCTTCAATTTCTTCATATTCAACAAAATGAACGTGTGGCACCTTAGTCACCGACTGTTGAGGATAGTATTGAGCAAATTTGTTGAATAATTTGTCAGACTGAACGAATTTGCCTGATGAATCTAATTTTTCACAAAGGTCCAGCAAAAGTAAAATTTGTTTATTCATCTTAAAATGTTGGCCCCATAAATCCGCTCAGTAATGTGTCATATTGCTCTTCAACACTTGCATCTTCAGTTGATGTTGGTTTTACAAAATCAAAATAAGAAGAAGGCATTTTTGGTGTATGCATATTTCTTTCAATAGATTGGAATGGGTCTAGTTGCTTTAATTCTGCGCTTTCTTCACCAGTAAACTTTCTAGGAGTTAAGTTGACATTTGCATCAGGATTTGGATAAGTTAAGATAGTATCTTTCAATTCATATTCTTGAAATCCGTCTTGGTCTGGTGTGTTGACATTAATCAAATCATTAAAGTATTGTTCCAAATCAGATCCATGTTCTAACAATGGAGTTTTTCCTAGCGGCTCATTACTGAATTGTTCTACATCGTATCTATTTCTTGGCTCAGCATATTCTTCAGTAATTCTATTTCTTCTCTTAATTTGATAGTCTTCTGCTACACGGTTTATGTCATTTTCTGAAATTGCAAAGTGAATTCTTGATGGCTTGTCTGGATCTTTGTATTCTTCTCCCATAAACTTATAATCTTTCTTGTACTTATGCCTGTCTTCTAAAGACTGTTCCATAGTCATAAGATGCTCAGGTTTAGCATTAAAATTTTGTTTTATGTATTGTGGAGAGTTTTTATGTAAATCGTTAGCTGCATTTTCTAAAGACTGTTTGTAATTATGAAGTTGAGCACGAAGTTTAGCTCTCATTCTTTCTTCAGGGGTTAAATTGTATGGAATTGATTCTTCGTAATGTTTATGTTGTGGAGTAAGACGGCTTTCGATATTTGCATCTCTGCCATCAAATTCCATATGGGTTTTACGGAGCAACTTATCAAAATTTGCGTCTTCATCGACATACAAATTTATCTCATGTCCGCCTCTATTGTTGCCGCCCTTACCAATAGGACTTTTTCCAGGCATGAATGGAGACACTTGTCCGCCACCACCAACGCCTCCAAATTGTGCTATACGAATATTTTCAGACATAATGATTTTTTCTTATTTTAAAATTTATAATCCTTTATACTTTAATCATCTTCTGTTCAAATTGACCATTTTTGATTTAGGCAATCTTGCGATAATTTTAGAAGTAAGACATTCAAAAGAAACTGCGGCAACACAGTCACATATGTCGTCTTTGTAACCAGACAATGCTTCGATATAGTATCTTTTGCCTTTCCATTTTTTTTGCAAGAATAAAAACTGAGTTTTTGCTTCTTGAACTTCATTTAGTGGTTGTAGTGTATTGTGCATATCTGCGTAACTACCACCTGATAAATCATAGACATCAATCCTGTCATCTCTAATTAATTGAGCTAATTCTGTATAGATTTTTTCTTTATATTCTTTATTAAATTGTCTCTCTATAATTGGAACGCCATAACTTTGAAGCTTTATAACTGATGATTGTGAATTCCAGTGATCAATTGAAACTTGCTTAAATCTAAATCTACGATGTAAATCAATTACATAGTCTTCAACTTCTTTTTCTTTGACAGGTTGATTTCTTGTAAGAGGATTCCAAAAATGGATATGATCTATGACAACTCTCTTAAGAGGTGTATGGTCAGGCCCAATAGTCCCATACATTGTCTCTGTATGAGCAATGACAAGAGCATAATAGTCAGATGTTCTCGCAGGGTCAATATGGCAAAAATATTCGAAAAGACCGTCTGGCATTTCTTTTCTTTTAACCATATTTTGACTTTTGAACATTTTATCTATATCTTCGGACATAAACATAGGGTCTGATGATGAAGCACCAAACTCAGCTCCATATTGCATTTGAAATTCTTGTGGGTCTTTTCTCTTTTGCCCATCAAGCCATTCTTTATCAATGTTTGGATTAGTAAGCCAAGTAGGAAGTCTCATCACAAGAGTTGTTGGATCTTCCTGTCTATTTTCATGCAAGTCATATAGCAATCCAATAGGGCCTTTGGGGTTGGAAAGAAGCATCATTTTGCCATCTTTACCAAATGTAGCTAGTGATGGCTTCAAATCATCATAAAGACCGTAGTCAACGCCAGAATCTGGATTATCTCCTGCCATGGCTGCAACTTCGTCCATAATAATAGACCAACAAGTAAGACCAACAAGGCCTGAAGCATTACTACTACCACATCTTAGGACTAATGATCCAGCAAAAGGATTGATTTTATCTTCTGCTCTTCTGACATTTTCTTCCCTATCGTGTTCAGTATAAAACCTCATTTCAAGTTCAGTATCTTTACCTATATATGGAGCAAAAAATGGAGAAGCCAGAACTGTCTGTTTGATTTTTGAGAAGATTGCTTTTTTAGCCTGTTCTTCATTTCTAGCAACGTTCAAGAGTACAATCTCATCAAATTCCATTAGTCCATATCTTGCTTGTGGATGACCCATAGATATTAAACGATATAATTCATAAAGAGCCATAGCAGATACAAGGAACGATTTGCCAGAACGTCTCCCCAGTACTAAGACTAATTCTTCAAACTTGTATCTTTTTGTGCATTTTTCTTGAACTTGCATCCTTAGTTTTGGATCAAATTCCTCAGAATACAATAAATCGTTTTCTGTTTGAAACCCATCTATTATTGGTCTTGATTCTAATACTTC